CGGCACAAAGGCACAGCCGCAGGCATCGCAGCGGACAGCATCTCCCGGCGGTTTCAGTCTGGCTCTCATACACGCACCCCATTTCTCAATCGAAGAATCTGTTGATTCCGACTGCCTCGGAATGCAAGGGAGATTTCCTTCTGGTCGATCAGGAACGGCCCGTCAACCAGAACATCCACATACCGAAGTATCGATCTGCCCTGCAACTGCTCGTAAGTGTATCCGCTGTACAACCAGATATCTTTCTCCGGCATCTCCCACCAGATCTTTTTGAGAAGCGGCAACAGCTCACGCTCGTTTTCCTCCTCGCAGGGCTCCCCGCCGAGAACAGAAAGCCCCTGAATCCACGAGGGACGCAGGGCTTCGATGATCTCATCTTCAGTTTCCTTGGTGAAGGGTTTCCCGTAACTGAAATCCCATGCCTCTGGATTATGACAGCCTTTGCAGTGATTCCGGCATCCGGATACGAACAGCGACACACGCACACCGTAACCGTTGGCAATATCGTTTTTATTCAGACCACAGTAATTCACAGGTGCATCACCCGATCCTTGATCTCAGCGGTGCGTCCCTGATTCCAGAACTGCGTTCCGAGATAACCACAGGTGCGCCGGCATACATTCAATGTCCGCTGATCGCGGTTGCCGCAGTTCGGACATTCCCAGATCAGCTTGCCGTCCTCCTCGGTGATCTGTATTTCACCGTCATAGCCGCAGGACTGACAGTAATCAGATTTGGTGTTCAGCTCTGCATACAGGATTGTTTCATATATATGCCGCATCAGCGCAAGCACCGCAGGGATGTTGTTCTGCAGATTCGGTACTTCCACATAGGAAATCGCTCCGCCGGGAGAAAGCGCCTGAAACTCCGCTTCAAATGTCAGCTTTGAAAACGCATCGATCGGCTCGGTGACATGAACGTGATAGCTGTTTGTGATATAGCTTTTGTCCGTTACATGGGGTATGATGCCGTGCCGCCTTTGCAGACACTGAGCGAATTTATAGGTGACGCTCTCCATCGGCGTTCCGTACAATGAGAAGCTGATGTTTGTCTCGGTTCTCCATTTGCTGCACTTGTCGTTCAGGAATCGTATGACCTTCAGTGCAAATGTTTTTCCGTCCGGCTCTGTATGCGAACAGCCTGTCATTCGATAGGTCATCTCTGCGATGCCTGCATAGCCGAGGGAGATGGTGCTGTAATTGTTGTACAGCAAATCGTCAATTACCTCGCCGTCCTTCAGCCTTGCCAGCGCGCCGTTCTGCCAGAGGATGGGTGCAACATCGGAAGGAGTACCTTTCAGGCGGTCATGCCTGCACATCAGTGCCTTGTGACAAAGTTCGCAGCGTTCATCCAGAAGCTGCCAGAACTTATTCTCGTCACCGTCTGCGCTGCAAGCAACATCCACCAGATTGATCGTCACAACACCCTGATTGAATCTGCCATAGTATTTATGCTCCTCGCTCGGTGTCAGGAAGGAGCGGCAGCCCATACAGGCATACACATCGCCTTTGAGCTTTCGCATCACCTTGGCAGAGATATAGTCGGGAACCATGCGCTTTGCCGTACACTTGGCGGCAAGCTCAGTGAGATAGTAGTACTTGGAACCTGGCTGGATATTGTCTTCATCAAGAACATAGATCAGCTTTGGGAATGCCGGCGTGATCCAGACCCCCTTCTCATTTTTCACACCTTCGATACGCTGAAGCAGCGTTTCTTCGATGATGAGTGCAAGGTCATCTCTGGTCTGTCCCTCCGGTGCCTCGTCCAGATACATGAACACCGTCACGAACGGCGTCTGTCCGTTGGTGGTGAGCAGCGTATTGATCTGGTACTGAATGGTCTGCACGCCGCGTTTGACTTCCCGGCGTACACGCTTTTCGACAATGTGGTCGAGTTCCGCTTTGGAAAGCTTTGCGCCGCAATCGCAGTTCACATCCTCGAACACCTCGGCTCGAATCTTCTGCCTGCTGACATCCACGAAAGGCGCAAGGTGGGCAAGACTGATCGTCTGTCCACCGTACTGGTTCGATGCGACCTGTGCGATGATCTGCGTTGCGATGTTGCAGGCAGTGGAAAAGCTGTGCGGCTTCTCGATCATTGTGCCGGATACCACCGTGCCGTTCTGAAACATATCCGCCAGATTGACCAGACAGCAGTTATGCATCGGTTCTGCGATGTAGTCCAGATCGTGTACATGGATGATACCCTCATCATGGGCAGCGATCACATCCGCCGGGAACAGGAAGCGGCGGCAGATGTCTCTGCTGACTTCGCCCGCCATGTAGTCACGGAGCGTGCTGTTGATGATCGGGTTCTTGTTGGCGTTCTCCTGTTTTGCCTCCTCGTTGTTGCGTTCGAGCAGGCTCAGGATCTTGCCGTCGGTAGTATTCATCCTGCGCTGCTGTTCGTGCAGCAGTCTGTATTCGCTGTAGTGCCGTGCAAGTTTGTAAGCCTCGGCCTTGTCCAGTTCATCAAGAACCATGTCCTGGACTTCTTCGACATGGACAGGTCTTGCAAGGGCATGACAGCGTTTTTCTACATTCCCGACAATGAATCCGATCACTGTATCTGATATCTTCTCCGGCACTTCATCATTTGCCGCTGATATTGCGGCTCGTATCTTTTCGCAGTCATACGGCACCTCAGCGCCGTTTCGTTTTATTATCCTCATGCTGTATCCATCAGCTCCTTTTCAGACTCTGCCAGAAGCGTGGCACAGTCCTTCCCGTGATATCTCCGGCATTGCCGGTTCAGTATTTCATACACATACGCCTGCTCTGTTTCAGTCAGGTCAATGCTGTACATATCCTCGTTGTCATCGGAATCTGAATTGACGACCACGAAACTAATGCTGCTGTCAAGTTTGCATTCCTTATGATCGCTGGGGAGCTTGCTAATCCCGATATAAAAGTCGTACCAGCCGTCATTGTCAACATCGTCCGTGCGCCCGTCCCTCGGATGCATCGGGAGATAGCCTTTCTCCATTCGGATGCGGTCTGCGACCTCCGCAAGTGCATCCGTTGCCATGAGCTGGAACTCGACAGTCGGAAAGCGGCAGGGGTAGGTGTCATAGATCTGATCGCTGCCGTACATGACCTCTGCACCGCTGTCAAGCTGTATCGCATCACGAATGAAGTTCTCTGTCAGTGTCATGTTTTTCCTCCTGCATCGGACACCAGGCGTCATACGGACAGTGACCACAGTCGTTGTAGTGGCATTTCCCGTCATGCTTGATGATCGAAGATATCCAGATCGCATGGATCAGGATGATGATCATCATGTAAGTAAGGCACAAAACGGTTACAAGCATTTTGATTCCTCCAGTTTTTCACGATAATATCTTGTTCTGCACCGTCCGGAACAGAAGCGTTTTCGCCGTCCTGTCCTCGGCTGGGTGACCTTTGCACCGCAGACCGGACAGCGGTTGTTTTGCTGACACCAGATTTGATAGTTGACATCGACCAGATGATTGTCTCCTGCAAGACCGTGAGCCTTGCAAAAGAGCTGCACCTGATTGGTTTTCAAGCCCAGCGACCTTGCTATTGCCTTATATCCAATGCCCTGCATCCGCATAATTCGTACTTGATATTTTTGAGAATCTGTCATCTGATTCACCTCGAAACTTCTGATTTTATGCGGTTTTCGGTATCCACACGGGCTCCGCCAAGAATAAAACTGTAAAATGCGGTTTGGCGCTAAAAATGTGCTAATTCTATCGCTTTTTGACGTAAATTCGCCGTTTTACAGTGCATTTTGTAACGAAACTCTGTATGTATCCTGCCGCCGCAGTTTCCTACGGCAGCATATGGAAAAGCACGAAAAATCTGCGTTTTCTGTTTTCTGCACAGTATTTCATTTACAGCTAATATATCTCTGTCAGGGTCCCAAATGACCGGGGCCCTTGCAAATTCGCGTTTTTTCACACGAGAGGGGCCGACGGTCTTGTGTTCGCTTTCACACAGAGAAGTGAACCCGCCCCGGCGGGCAACCCCAGCCCCCAGCCCCGCCCATAGGTACACCCCTGAGACTGCCTGAACTGCAACGATAGTGAGTGTGGCTTGCGTTTAGTACTTGTACTCGGGGGTGTGATCCTCATTTCGGGTCTTGATGCTGTGGTGTCGGTGGCAGAGGCTCTGCCAGTTGCTCTGATCCCAGAAGAGAACATTGTCTCCTCGGTGCGGCATGATGTGATCGACATCGGTCGCCTTGATATAGCGCCCTTGCTTCATGCACTCCACGCACAGCGGATGCGTCTCAAGGTAACGCTTGCGGGTCTTGTTCCATGTGGTGCCATAGCCTCGACTGCCTGCGGAGCGTGTGTCCTCCGGATGGAGAGAACGGTGCTTGTCACAATACTTGGTGCCATAAGGTACGAGCGCAGCACAGCCGGGGTGTCTGCATGGTGTTTTTGGTCTGCTTGGCATTGTCTCTGCCTCCTTTCCACAGTGGTGTTGCATAGTGATAGGGGCGGTCAGTCCCGCTTGGTTTGTAGTG